GCAGAATCAATTGTTAAGTTTCCTGTGGAAGTATCAATTTCATTATCACCAGCAACACCTATTCTTACGTTATCAATTGTTGCACCGCCATTGGCGTCTAGAAGACCGGTGAGAGTAGAAGTTCCACCAACATTTAAATTCTTGACAATACCAACACCACCACTTACAACGAGTGCTCCGTTTGTGGTAGTTGTGGATTGAGTTGTGTCACTAACCTTTAATTGTGACTTAGCATTTACTGCAGCAGTAAGTTTAACTTCTTTATTGAATGTAACCGGACCATCAAACTGAGAAAGAATTGTACCAGAGTTTCCACCCTCAACAACAAGTCTTTCCTTAATTGTAACCTCATCAAATACCGCACTTAATCTAGATGGGTCTTCACCGGTAATCGTTGGAATTGGATTATCATAAGTAACTTCTTCACCAGTTGCGGATGATGTCTTACGATTACCTACAAATAAGTCTCCATTATTGTTCATACCAGTATAAACAACAATACCACCAGACCTTTCTTGAGATTGTACCAAGAACTCTTCTCTTTCGGTTAAGGTTACGGTCTGAACCTGAGGCAATCCGGTTGAGTAGTTTCCGGGACCATAACCAAGATATTCAAAAGTATGACCTGATGCCCTAACGATAGAAGGTCTTCTAAACTCAATTGAGATTGGATTAATCTTTCTAATAAGTGAACCATTATCATGAGCGGTTTGTCTTGTGGCAAGAGATCCACGAATCACCGTAATAGAACTTGAAGATAGAGTGCTACTTGCAACTCTCATAATCTCTTCATCAATCTGAATATAAGAACCAAGTGGGAATCTCTTGGTAATTGCGTCTGCTCCTACAGGGCTTGAAACTGCAATTAGAGTATCAGTAGTACTAATTCCGGCACTGGCAACAAGAGTTTCCTTATCAAATAAAGGAACACTTCGTACTCCTAGATTCTCCGCAGAAGAATCAGAACTTGCATCATTTGCCGACAGTCCGTGCTTCAGAATATATCCATTATTGGAACTATTGATAGAAGGAGTAAGTGATGTAAATGAAGTAGTACTAATTCTATCCTTTACAATATAATCACCTAGATTATTATTTGAAGAATCAATAACTCTAAATCTATTACCGGCAACTAGTCCGTGAGGTGCATAGCAATTGAAGGTTCTTATACCAACGCTGCTAGAATAAGTGGTTGTCTGAATCTGTACAGAAGGTCCAACAACAAAGGCATATTGAGATGTGGTAATAACAGGGTCACCCGTAGTTCTGGCAATAGAAATCTGATTGTCTGCAGAAACTGCCGTAATACGATGATAAGTATCGGAAGTTGTACCGGCACCAGTAAATTGAACCACATTACCAATTGCCGTTGTAATTCCTGATGTGGCAACATTAAATCTGGCAGAACCATTACCATTACCTATTACAGAAGAATCAAAATATAAACCGTTAGCTCCAGAACCGGCAGAATAACCAGATCCAGAAGAAACAATATCGGCAGAAGCAACCGCTCCACTGATATGAACAACAACATTTGCGGTTGCTCCCCTCCAAGTTCCAGTCTGAGAACCGTTTAGAAGTTTGACATTTTGATATGTTCCTGGAGTATAAGTGGCACCACCATCTAAAGTGCTACAGGTTACAATACCAGCAAGACCGTGCTCTCTGGCAAAGGTAATCGTTGCACTTGATGTAGAACTAGAAACAGAGGAAACATCAAGACCAACATTTAAACTTGTAAGTAAGGCATCACTAGACTCTTTGGTAATGCTCTTCTTAAGGTCATTTGTTACAACATCTCCAATCGGAGACCTTTTAGCAAATGTCTTGGCAGATGTTGGAGTATCATTAATATTATCTCTATCCAACTGAGGATACAAGTCAACAACATTTTGACTATACTTGATATTTGTAAACTCGGTTGGAACTGCCTTATCCGCACTTAAGACATAGAGGTGATAAACCCCATCCTGAACATTTTCAATATATGGTGTGATTACCTCATTTCTGTAAATATAAAGATTTGAACGTAAATCATTTCTTTCAAATCTTGGAAGCGAAGTTGTTCTGACAGTTGTATTATTTGTAAATGTAGTTCCCGGAGTTCTTGTTGTTAAATATGTAAATGTCATATCATCAACAACAGATTCAACCGTAAAGGTTCCATTATAACCAAGGTCATCTTCACCGGTAGGATTTTCATCACCGTCCGTTACATTTTTGATGATAATACTATCACCATCATTAAGATTGTGTGGAAGTTCCGATATAATCGTTACTGTATTAGAAGCTCGTGTACACTTGGCAATAAAACTTAGATTTCTATTATAATCATAGTCCGTTGTAGTAAGACTAGAGAGACTAGAATCAGCATTATCACGATATCCGGTTGAACTAGATTCCTGAATGACAAATCCATTCTCGGGATTTTTGGCATTCTCTAGTTGTTTTGGAATTACAACTCTAATCTTATAGATTTTTTCATCTAGACTTCTGGTGTCGGCAATTCTCTTAATATAAGAAGGTTCGGTTCTTTCGGTTAATCCCGCAACACCTAATGAAGTGAATGCAGTATAGATGGAACTACCTGCATTTGTGGTAATATACCACTGATTATTTGCAGTATCAAACTGTACTGGATGACCAACATCACCGGCAATTTTATCAGATACTCTACTTAGAATTCTTAGATTAGTTCCTAAATAAACATTAATTTCATTACCATTTATAGCTGCCGATTGTGAAGAAGCAAGTTTAATTTCAGTAGAAGACTCACGAATTGCATAATAAACTGTATTTTCTACAATATTTTCTGGCAGGTCTCCATCATCACTCAGAATAATAACTTTTTCACCTGTTTGGATATTGTGAGTACCAATCGTAAAGATATTAGATGATGGTCCAGAAGTTACTGTGTGTTCCTTTACAGAACTTGTAACACCATCGGACATTAGAATATTTGCCGAATATTCCGTTCCGTTTGCGGTAAAATATAATTTATCACTTACCTTTGCACCAACTCTATATCCTTGAGTCAGGACTGGTGGTACATCATCTTCGGCAGTAAATCCAAAAAGATAAAGTCTATTTTGACCTGGATTTATTGTCGTATTCGTAGTTATACCAACATCTAATGAAATCCAATCAACATTTTCTTCTTCTCCCACAATTGCTCTGGGAGCAATAATTGAGGTAATAAATGCATTATTATCCTTGTCAAATGCTTCTTTTTTAAATCCGGCAGAGGCAAGTGAAATCTGACCAAAGTTTGAGTTGGAGTTGGTAATGCTTAAGTCACCACCACTTTCGGCATCAAAGTGCTTATTAAATCCAATTGCAAAGACGGAAACAATCTGAATAAAAGCATCATTCGTTGCTTTTATGTGACTGGATTCCCATCCACTTCTATAAATTGATAATGGTTCTAGGTGATAAACTGTACCAAGTGAGGATGACTGAGAAGATAAAGTTGCACCGGCAACTCTGGTTATGGCAATATTATCCGAATAGTTTCTATTTGTTGGATTGTATCTTACAAATGCACGGTCATCTTTTTGTAGAGATACGCCAGTAAATTGTGCAACAACCATCGAACGGAATCCCGATGCCTTACTACCATCGGCAAGCATTCCGTTCATTCCATAAACAGAACGCAAGGAAATATTAAAGATATAAGGTGATGCACCAGAAACCGTATCAGTCTCAATCGTTACTAATCCACTTGATGCATTTCCGGGTGTTGGTAAATTAAGACGGAAATTAGGAAGTAAATATGTAAAGACTGTTGGGTCGGTTTCACTAATACTCTGAACCTTTGTAGAGATATTATAGTCTACTGGCGAAACTCCACTAATCTTGATTGGAGTTCCTGCCGTAAGTTCGTGAGGTATTGTTGTCTTAACCGTAACCTGACTGTTTGGTGTTCCACCACTTCCAGCCTCAATAGTAGAAATCTCAATTGGGTCCGCAGCAAAGGCACCTACAATCTCCCATTCGGGTCTTTGCTTTTCAAAACCAAGAGGTTTTGCGGGATACTTATCATCAATATCTCTACCGGATGCAAGATTAAATGCATTAGACAGTTTTGCATAATACATATCAAGGTCAGTAAGACCTGTATTTTCTAAATTTACACCATCGGCATACTCAAAGCAGGTGAGTTTGTGGTGAGAGAATGTTGGTACTGATTGATTATTAACTGAGAAGTCTGCTGGGTCAGTATATACCGTACCTTCTGTGCTACCATCAAAAATACAGAACTGCCAGAAATAGCAGGCACCAGTGATTCTAAAAATTGCCGAGTTTGAAACAGCAGAATCAGTTGGGTTTGGGACATATTTTGGACGAATCTTGGTCTTTCTTAAATCTAGACCAACAATTGAAGTTCCTCTGGGTACAACAACACCACCATTAACACTATTAAACTTATAAAGAATATTATCTTCTTGTGTGAGGTCAAATACCGAATCAAGAGTGAGTGATAATGTACTCGATGCCGCAGATGTTGCACCACTCGGAGATGTTACTGTTGCCGTACCACCAACATTTTTTATAGAAAAACCGGGTCTATTATCAACCGTATGTTGACCAGGCATCAAAAGAATCGTGGTCTTCTCTACTTCATCATTACTATTTCCTTTTTGATAAGAAAATCTTGCTGCCTCTAAAAGTGCTCTCTGCAGCGTTTTGAATGGTTGGGCAAGTGAATTACCCTGATTACTAATACTATCAGTAGAATCAAGGTCACTTGGACTTACATAAAGAATACGACCTTCTGTATTCTTTATAAAATTGTCTAATTTATTCAGAGGCATCGGATTATAACTTCTAAATTATTTCTATGTTTTATTTATGAAGTCAAATCCTCCTCATCAAAAAGATATTCTACATCTGGGGGCATATCCTCTGGGTTTTCTAGGTCCATCATAAACAGGCAAGGATGTGCCTCCTCGTCTATAAGATAGAAAGAGTTTTTATATAAATCTTCTGGTTCAAATGTACGATATTTGTCCGCTGTTTTACAGAGTTCTTGGTCGTATAAGTGCCCGTCTGGGAGCTCATCAAAGGTAAAGGGAATCTCGTTGATGAAGTACATTTTCACTATCATACTGCCATTATTGTACCAGCAGTATGCGTGAGTGATTTTGTACTTAAAAGACATATGAATACTTCAATATCTTATATTTATTTTAAGTAGGAAATGGGAGACTAATTTAGAATAAGTTCAGCAAGATCGTTGTGAAGTAGTCTATGACAAACAGCACATAAAGGAATACATTTATCAATCTCTTCTTGTAATTTTTGGTAAGAACCCATTCTCACCATTCCAGATATGCCACCCATATCTTTTGTTGATGGATCGATATGATGTAAATCCATAGCACAAGGAGGGTATTTAACTTTACAGATGGCACAAGGTTTATCTTTTGCCTCTTCGACCATTTGTTTTCTCTTATTATGAGAAGTTTGTTTTGTTTTTGGAAGTTTATGTTCAGAGTGCCACTTTTTTTGATATTCTTTTTGCTTTTCTTTGTTTTTATAAGGCATATAGGTTCAAGTATCTAATGATATTTATAACCCAAATATTTTTGAGTGCGAGTAGCCAGGGTCGAACTGGCACGAGCATACGCTCAACAGATTTTAAGTCTGGTGTGTCTACCGATTCCACCATACTCGCTTGTATGAGACCATTATAACTCAAAGAGTCATAAAGGTCAAGTGCTCCTTGAGGGGATCGAACCCACCTTCGCCGCTTTATGAGAACGGTCCATTCACCAGATTGGTAAAGAAGCATTCGCTATTCGCAAATAACGAATAGCAATACGAGTGCCTGGATTCGAACCAGGTCAAAGGCCCTAATCTGGGGCAAAGGCGTTATAAGTGCCCTCTGACTACCAAGTCTCACTCGCAAAAAATCAACAACCTTCTTCGTGGTCCGTGTGTATTCGGATAAGGTCGTCGTGTGCAGGAATCATCATAGCATCTCCGTGTTCGCTATGAATCATAAAAGACTCTCCGTTCTCTACTCTATTCATAAGAGCATCAAAGTCTGCTTGAAATTCTTCTACAGTAAACTCTTCCATTTATCAAAGGGGATCAGAATATGCAAGACAATCATCACTTACCTGAGCACGAACCACTTCAAGAACATTCATAAACTGGTCTACGGTCTCACAATTTACAACTCGTTCACCACCCTCATTAGAATACAGGTAGAACTTACGAGCAAGAGTATCAACAACACAGCGGGTCAGGGTCTCTTCGGCAGGCATCAGGCGTTTCGTTTGATTACCTAGGTATTATAGGGCATCAGGCGGGTGGTGTCAAGGGGTTTTGGCAATCAAATTCCTCTTGCCGTTCTCTGGCAGATTTGATGGGTGCGGCAAGAACTATATCCTCTTTTGTTCCCGAAAGTTCTCCGCCTTGTGAGGTAATTCTTTCTACCTCTAGTGCGACTATTTCATCAATCGCAATTCTGCATCTATTATATACTGCATTTTCAATCCATTCTTGTGTATCATAAGAAACATAAGCGAGTGCTTTTTCTTGTGCTTCTGTTAAAGTGATTGTGTAGTTCATAGTTTTATCCTAAGAGAAATCCAGTAAAAACAGGATTTTGATTTGGGTGTATATCAATAAAAGAATATGGTCTTACAGTATCATTTGTTGCTAGTGATATGATACATTCTGTGGCAAAAGGACGAAAATTATTTACGGTTTCACTGGTAAATGTTCTGACAATTGCTGTATTATTAAGTCTAATTTCTATGTTATTACTTCCACTTGCACTTGCTTCAGTAAATCCAGTAAAACTAAAATAATATAATCCAGATACAGGAGCAGTAAAATTTCCAGTTGAAGTACTATAATAATTTCCATTATTTAATATTATTGTATTTAAAATAATATTTCCAGACAGTATCGGAATTCCTGTTGCACTAATATTTCGGGCAGTGAATGCTGGTCTATTGGAATTTAAAACTATACCAGAACTATCAATCGATAAAGCAGTATTTCCGGTAGTGCTTTTAATGAAGTTTGCTTGAACTTCACCTACATTTAAGATACTCATAAGTTTTCTGGTTTTGGATATTTATTTTTGACTTCATCAATAGTCGCTTTCCAACCATCATAACCTTGATGATATAAAGTATCTAGTTGTTCTCGAATAGGTGGATAAGCAGAGGCACGGTCTCTTTGATATTGTTTACTTTCATATTCTTGTTGAAGTCTTTCTCCTTCCGCTTGAAGTTCTTCCTCTGTTGGTGGAGGAAGTTCGTTTTCATTAGACCACCATAATCCGTCATAAGATTCACCATCTAATGACCATACGGATCCGGGTCTTAATGATAGTATTGCTTTTGTTAAATCCATTATGCAGAAACCTCCATTAATGTTAAGGTGGAAGTAGGAACAGAATCATAATCATTAGCGACATTTTGAAAGATTTGTGATCTATTTAAATAAACAGTGGGACTACCAGAATATCTACCTAATGCTATTTGATAAGTTACTGACGATGTAGATGCCGGACTATCATAATGAACTCCACTAAGTTGTGACATTCTATATTGAAGGCTGGCGGGATCATATGCTGGGTCTGTATACATGTTAATTGTTCCTGCCGATGCGGGTCTAACACCTTCGAAGATAGGTGAAAAGAAAAAAGGACTTCCGTTTCTTTTTATTCTAAAATGTACCTGATATCCGGATGCTCCTTCTGTTGATGCTCCAACATACAGATTAGTCAAAATAAGTATTCTATTACTTGAACTACTCGGTGTTATTGATGCACTTAATCCAGGAACATCTATGTAATAACCAGTACCAGTTTGCACGGATACTCCGGTAAAACTATCACTTTTTGCAACATGAACAACCTGTATAATACTTCCAGTACTATTAAGAATGGGTTTTCCGGCAACCGTTGTGATTACGTCAGTTCTTAAAGTACTCATTACTCTACACCTTCTGGTTTAGGATATTTTGCCTTTACCGCAAGACAGGCATCAATATATGTTTGTATTTGCTCTTGATCGTTTTTTACAATACCGTCAAGATAATCAGCCATCGGTGGATATTCTGCTGCTCTCAGGCGTTGATATTCGGTATTGTCCCACTCTCTTTGAAGTCTTATTATTTCTGCGTCTACCTCTTCTTTTGTGGGTTTCTTTTGACCACCTTCCCATACTGGTTTTTCTAACCATTCTATACCTTCATAACAATTTCCTCGTACTAAAAATTGTGCATTAGGTCTTAAGGATAAAACTGCAGATGAAATATCAGTACTAAACTTTTTAAGAATATCCAACTCAATCATGCTGACACCTCCATTATAGTAAATCCAGATTTTTGTCCAAATCCTGAAGTAGTAAGTCTTAATGGTACAACCTCATAAGACGCAGCAAGAAGATTGAATGTTAGTAAAGTTCCTGCCGGAGATGTTGAAGTATAAACTACAGGTCTACTATGTAGTGCTTGCCCCACTATTACCCTTCCAAAACTATCAATAGCCCCACTGGTTTGTGCCCAAGAATCTCCATTTATTCCATCTACACCAAGTATTCTTGTAGTTGATCCTGAAATTGTTACAGAATATCCAATATTTGATCTACCATACCTAAAGTCACCACCTAACGATACTCCAGACCATCCAGTAAAAAATCCATCTAAAACATATCTACTATTATTGGCAATTGCAGTAACATTTAAACTATAATATACTTGATAAGATCTGAGAACAGTCACATCAAATTGTGACGTATCCTCTCCATATACAACTTGAAGAATACTTCCAGTACTACCAAGTATTGTCTTCCCCGCAACTGTCTGAATTGTATTAGTTTTTAAAGTACTCATATTTTATCTCAAATAATAACCCAATTGCCGCCTGAACTTACAGTTACTGTGACGCCACTATTTATTGTGATTGGACCAACACTCATTTCATTATAAGATGGACCGATTGTATAGTCCGCAGAAATTGTTGGTCCAGTTCTAAAAAATGGAGTATTACTTGCCGTAATGGTTCCATTTACATCCAAAGCAGATGATGGACTAGTTGTTCCAATTCCCAATCTATCATTTGTAATATTGGCAAATGCAATATTATCAGAAACAAAATTACCAGTATCTCTTGCCTTTCCCATTTTTATTTTTATTTATAATTAGCAACTTAGAACTCTGCTTCGGGTAGAGTGTTTATTGGTTGATTTAGTGGGGTAATTTGTGCCGGAACAATTCCTTGTTGTAAAGTATTCATATAAAGTTGCTGATTTTGTTGATTTGCCTTTACGACTTCATTTCTAAAGGACTCAACCGCAGCGCCAGTTTGATTTGATTTTTGTGCAACTTCAATAGTAAGTATAGGCATCCATTTCACGGCACACGCCCAATCGTCAACTTCTTGTCCGGTGTTTGGATTTACTCCTCTAATCTGAGTAAACCAAGCACATTTATTTTCTATACATTCTTTTTTAATAAGAGGGCAGAAGGTTCCTTTTTTCATATTTAAATTTATAGTTATAGATTATAATACATTAAGTATCAAATAAAAGCAATCGGCCAATCTGGATGTGTTTGGTCAAGAACTAATGCTTTTGGATCATTAATATTTTCTGGCAAATCTCTTAGTTTTTGCCTATAGATTCTCCAAGATTCTTTTTGCTCTTCGGATAATGGTACATCTGGCAATTGAGTCCAATCTGATTGTGTAAGTAATTGATTTCTAATATTTTTTAACAATTCTAGATAATCTTTATTTTTTTCTATTTCCTCTTGTTCTCTTTCTTGTTCTATTCTTCTTTTTTCTACATTATCTAGTGCTTCTTGTCTTTTATTTTCATCATCGGTAGTCCATAAATCATTAGATTTTAAGTAATCAATATAATCCGGCATTAACAACTCATAATCATTAATTGGAGGATGTTCAGTTATAGCATCAGGATCTATATCTATAAACCATTCCCCACCATTCCAGTATGCAACAGATTCTTTTCCTGTCTCTGGAGGTTTTACTAGTGTGGTAAATGGTGGTAAATGAATCTCGTCCTTGTCTTTATTATTTGGAAATTTGTATTCACCGATATATTTTTTAGTTTCGGGAGACCATTGATAACCCAAAATAAGTTCTTCGTTTTCCATAATCATTTTTTTAATTTTTAGAGCATAAAATCATATTAATATATCTAGGAGCCCAGTTTGTTGCACTAGAACCATTATCTGTAGTACCGCTGTGACTGTGTGAGACACTTTGTCCACCTGTACCAAATGAGTGAAAGTGGTTGGCAGTTACACCACTAGTCCCAGCATTAAATACTCCACTATTAACTGCTGCATTTAACCCTAAGACATCACGTGTCGTATTATTATTATTACTTGCACTATAGATGTGTGCGTGGTCATTTGATTCATTATTAGTATTTCCGGTGTGACTGTGATCCACACTTTGATTACCAGTGGTAAAACTATGAGTGTGTGCCGGAACTACATTATTCAGAATTGGGGATGCAGAACCTGCGAAGGCACCACCAACATCACCACCACCAGATACGACTCTAAGCATTCTGTTATTTGCCGAATCGTCTGTTACTCTAGTCCATCCAGTTGGTGCTATATCTTGAGCAAACATCAGTTTTGTTCCCGCTACAAATCCATCTCCAGAAACACTTCCCCACGAAGAATTGGTTCCGTCAGAAACAATTACTTGTCCAGCAGATCCTACAGAAGAATTGATTGAGATAGCATTACCGGAACCACCACCAATAACTATTGCCACTCTACTTTCATTAATTTACTTGTTATTATTTATAGTATTCTTCAAAATTTCAACCTCATATTTAAGTTCTTTAATTGCTTCTACAAGAAGTGCAACAAAGTTTTGGTATGCAACTGATTTAGGATCATCACCAAAAACAAGATGAGGTATAACTTTTTCAACTTCTTGAGCTATAAACCCTAACGAGTGCTGATTATTTTGCTTATAATCAAATTCTACTCCACGAAGTTCACAAACTTTATTTAATGCACCTTCAATAGTTTTGATATTTTCTTTAATTTTTTCATCGGAGTTTGCTGTAACTGTTCCGGCACAAGTAAGATTTCCTGTTGAAGGATTAAAGGTAAGTTTTGTGGATGAAACATTCACAGAATCAACCGAACCAGTAGTTATATCATCAAATAAAAGGTATCTGGTGGCATTGGTAGTTGTGTCATCAGAGAGAGTAACATTTGTAGCTCCAGTAGCACCAGTAGCACCTTGAAGTCCTTGAGAACCTTGAATTCCTGCGACATAATTGCCCAAGTTAAAATATACGACCTCAATAATATCTCCGGCAGATGCACCAACGGTAAGAACAACTGTAGTACCATTAGTTGCGGTATAATCTACAGACTCTTGTAAATGAGAACCATTTAGATATACAAGAATATATTGTGCTCCATACGTAACCGAGAATGTTGTCTGACCAGCAGTAGCAGTAAATGTTGATTTTGTAATTGTTGATGGAATTGTAGCTATGAGCGCACCGGGAATTCCTTGAGCTCCTTGAAGACCCTGAGTACCTTGACGACCCTGAGTACCCTGAAGACCCTGAGTACCCTGTAAACCTTGGGTTCCCTGAGTTGTTCCCGCAAGTCCCTGAAGACCCTGAAAACCTTGAGCACCCTGTAAACCTTGAGTACCTTGAGCACCTTGAGTTGTTCCTGCAAGTCCTTGAAGTCCTTGAGTACCTTGACGACCTTGAAGTCCTTGAGTACCTTGAGCACCTTGAGTTGTTCCTGCAGGTCCCTGAAGACCCTGAAGTCCTTGAGCACCCTGTAGACCTTGAGTACCTTGAGCACCTTGAGTTGTTCCTGCAGGTCCCTGAAGTCCTTGAGTACCTTGACGACCTTGAAGTCCTTGAGTACCTTGAGCACCTTGAGTTGTTCCTGCAGGTCCCTGAAGACCCTGAAGACCCTGAAGTCCCTGAGCACCCTGCAAACCTTGAGTGCCCTGTGTTGTTCCTGCAAGTCCTTGAAGTCCCTGAAGTCCCTGAGCACCCTGAAGTCCTTGGGTTCCTTGAGTACCTTGAGTTGTTCCCGCAAGTCCTTGAAGACCCTGAGTACCTTGACGACCCTGAAGTCCTTGAGCACCCTGTAACCCTTGAGTACCCTGAGTTGTTCCTGCAAGTCCTTGAAGTCCCTGAAGTCCTTGAGTACCCTGAAGACCTTGAGCACCCTGTAAACCTTGAGTACCCTGTAAACCTTGAGTACCTTGTAATCCTTGAGTACCTTGAAGTCCTTGAGTACCTTGAGCACCTTGAGTTGTTCCTGCAAGTCCCTGAAGTCCCTGAAGACCTTGAGTACCCTGTAAACCTTGAGAACCTTGAGTACCCTGAGTTGTTCCAGCAAGTCCCTGAAGTCCTTGAAGTCCTTGAGCACCCTGAAGTCCTTGAGCACCCTGAAGTCCTTGAGTACCTTGACGACCTTGAGTACCCTGAAGACCTTGAGCACCCTGTAAACCTTGAGCACCCTGAAGTCCTTGAGTACCCTGTGTTGTTCCTGCAAGTCCCTGAAGTCCCTGAGTACCTTGGAGACCTTGAGCACCCTGAAGTCCTTGAGCACCCTGTAACCCTTGAGTACCCTGACGACCTTGAGTACCCTGAAGTCCTTGTGTTCCTTGTAATCCTTGAGTACCCTGAAGTCCTTGCGTCCCTTGTAATCCTTGAGTACCCTGAAGACCTTGAGAACCCTGAGAACCACTACCTTGTAATCCTTGTAATCCTTGAGTACCCTGAAGTCCTTGAGTGCCTTGTAATCCTTGAGCACCCTGAAGTCCTTGTGTGCCTTGTAAACCTTGAGTGCCTTGTAAACCTTGAGTGCCTTGACGACCTTGAGTGCCTTGTAAACCTTGAGTACCCTGAAGTCCTTGAGTACCCTGCAATCCTTGAGTACCTTGACGACCTTGAGTACCCTGTAAACCTTGAGCACCCTGAAGTCCTTGTGTTCCTTGTATTCCTTGAGTACCCTGAAGTCCCTGAGCACCTTGCAGTCCTTGAATACCAGCGGCAAATGGAGTAACCCAACTAACTCCAATACCAGTAGAAATTAAAACACTACCAGCAATACCTACATTTCCATAATAATCTTCTACTCTTGAGGTAATACCAATTTTACCACCAACATAAAGATTTTTTTCAATACCAACACCACCTTCCGTAACGATTGAACCAGTATCTTTATTTGTTGATTCTGTGGTACTAGTTACATAAACTACATCATTAATTTGAGTGGTTCCTGCATTTGAATCTAGAATAAGATTTCCACTATTTGTACTGACCGTATTTGTATCAAGTTTAATATTATCAAATGTTCCTACACCAGTAACATTTAAATTATTAATATTTACCTGAGTATCAAATGTTGAGATTCCACTTACTCTTAAACGATTAAGTGTTGTAAGACCAGTAACACCTAAATCACTCTCAATATTTACTTTTTGCTTAAATGTTGATAGTCCGGTTACATATAAATCAGTTACATCAATTGCTCCGATAAACTTTGTTGCCGTTACAATACCCGTAAAATAAGCACTTGTTCCGGTAACAAATCCAACTGTTGTAACTCCAGTAACTTGAAGATTTCTAGTTGTTGTGGTTCCTGTTACTCCAAGAGTTCCAATTGTCGCTATTCCGGTTATAGTAAGATTATCAATAAAGGTTCCGCCTTTAAAACTAGATATTCCTAAAACATCTAGTAAAACCTTTGGTCTAGTACTTCCAATACCAACACGATTATTAACTTCATCAAATACAAAGTTTGAAGCTCCATCAACTAATCCGGCAGAATTATGAAACTGAACTTGTTGATATGTTCCTCCTGCCCCTGCTCTAATTGTATCTTGATTTGTCCAAATTAAACCACCAAAATTATTTTTAACTAAAATTTGATTATTAATTCCTGGATTATTAAAGTAATCATAAATTGTTCCAGTAAGTCTAAGGTCTCCCTGAACGTGCAATTCTTGTGTTGGATTTGTGGTTCCTATACCAACCAATCCAGTTGGTTGTACCGTAAAAAGTGCTCCACCACTACCAACATTTAACCCATTACCAATTGTTAAAATTCCAACAGAACTATTAAAGACTAAATTGGAAGATGTTGCAAAGTCATTATTTTCTTTAAATAAAACTCCACCATTATTTCCTGGTGGAGATACTGTTATTGTTGCGGCAATTGCAGGAGACCCATCAGGATTCAAATAACCCTGTACCGTAATAGCACTTCCTTTAAAATTAAGTTGACTAATACTACTAACTCCTCCCGGTGGAGTTATAACACCTTCTTCATAAACAGTAATTCCCGCAGGAATTAATCCTCCACCAACCGGAATCCAATATCTTTCTCCCGGATTTTCTAAAAGAGATATAAGTTGATATTGAGTTCCTAATGGTATTGTTGGTCCCGGTACAGCAGGATCTCCAAGATTTGGTTCTGCCTGGTCAAGATCCAAATACCTATATCTATCAGTAGATAGTGAACCCTGTGGAGTTCTTTTGACTCTATTACTAAGGTATCTTGGCATAATTATGTCGTACTATTTTCTAGAATGCTGCAAATAAATTCCATATGAAGTGGTCCGACGTGACCTCCATTCAAATAAGTATGAGCAATACCAACAACTACACCAGAATTAGTTACAAAGGTTTTAGAAGTTCCGACACTACCAATTATAGAATCAACAACGAAAGATTGTTGAGGTGATGGGAAAATAGATGTGGTTAGTCCGAATGATCCGCTACAAGTAAATGCCAATCCACTCATCGTAACCTCATCATTTACATTAAAATTATGTGGTGTAAGTGTGGTTACAGTAGTAATTCCACTTGTATTGTCATATACGCAGTTAGTAACCGAAACAATACCTGATTGAGTTCCTTGAATTACAACAGAATCATTAATTACGGCGGTTCTTTCTAAGACTAATCGTCCGTCAACAATTACTACAGCATCATTTGGAGGTATTTCTACATTTTTAATGATTCTAATATCTCTAGTATTTCCAGAAGTTCTTGATGATGTACTTTTTCTTCTATGAGTAAGAGAGACTGTTGGATAAGTATTGACACCCACATTTGCAACCTGAGCATAAAGAAGAATTGCAGAGACTCCAATAGGAGTTGTATATACTGTCTGTTCTCCTGGAGCAACCGGAACTGCTATGGTTAAAAATTTATTAAGTGGTGCGACTGCCATATCTTATCTCAATGCAAGTATGAGTGGTGTAACTTCTGCCTGTATTGCCTTACTAAAATCTCTTCCTCTGATAGTTGCAGATGGTTGATTAATTTGAAATCCTTCACCGATATCAAAATTACCTTTTTGGTCTGTACTTGTAAATGGAATTTGTGCCCCATCTAAAGCAACAATCTCATTTTCTTTAATAGAAACTCCACCTTTAAACGGTGTTGATGTATTTATGTCTGTGCCAGTACCGATATATTCAAAAGAATGAGAGCTTGTAAGTATGCGACTGATTCTCTTTAATGAAACTTCTTCTCCACCAAATAGTTCATATGGTATAAATTCGTTAAAAGTGACTGTTGTAATTCCAGTAACAGATGTTGTTTCTGTTGCAGAATCAACCGCATAATAAATTGGTTGAGTAACAACATCTGCAGTAGCAGTTCCTCCGTCAATAAAAACTTTAAGATCTTGCGTTGGTAAATAATTTCTTCCACTATTTACAATATCTATTGCCGTAATTGCACCTGTTACTTCATCAATTGTCGGACTTAATTCCGCAATAATTCCTTGAGGTCCTTTTGGTTGTTGAGATTGATCAATATTATCATAAACAAATATTGTTGGAGGTGTTGCAGGACTATATCCAGACCCACCATTTGTAACTTTAATTTCTTGAATTTGAACCATTGGTTCTTGAAGTATTCCGGTTCCTTGAGCATCTGGATAATTATTTAAATTAATCTTAAAGAAAAGTGCCTGGCCATCATAAGGTCTTCTTTCAAGTCCACCACCATCTTTCATATTAGCAAAGGTGACTTTATCACTTCCGGCATCAACACCAGGTTGAGTTCTAGTTGGAGGGAAAGTACTTACAATGCCAGTAAATTCAGTAGAACCTAATCCAACGGCAACGAGTCCAAAATTACCAAATGATGAGTTGGAGTTTGTTAGGTCACAAGAACCACCAGTATCCGCATAGATTGCAATATCGCAGTTGATTGTGAAAATAGAAACTAACTGAGCATATCCATTATTAGTAATTGATACTCCGATTCCTGCCTCATTATATTGTGTGAATGAATCACAAACCATACACTTCAAATCATTACCAATTGTTGCTGCAGTTGCATGGTCTCCATTAATTTTCATACCAATACTGCTACTCATAAAGTTGGTGCAGTTACGAATATATGGAGACCTCCATCTTCCAGTAGGTCCTTCTGTAGCAGGACCCGGTTCTAAATATCCAGTTCTAACTCTTGAAATCCCTGCTGGTGGTGGGAATGCCACTGCCGCACCTCTAATAGAAATTGGTGCAGCTGCATCAAATGGATTTTTACTATAAGCAAAACTTAAGTTCTCGATTAAACATCCTCTTCTCACATAGAATACGTCATCATCATTTTGTGGGCATATTGTCACAAGTCTCAAATCTTGACCACTAACAGTAACATCAGTTCTCAGTCCAATTGGGTTATTTTCAAAATAAACGCCAGAACGAACCATAATAGTATCGCCTGGTTGTGCAACATCTGCTGCTGCACCAATTGTAAGTTTTGCCGCTCCTTCGGTTCTTCCATTATTATCATCATTTCCATACTTAGAAACATAAATGATATTCTTAGAGTCTGCACCGGAGGGAGACCATACTATCTTTCCGTCCGGATATGTGGTTCTAGGAGAAGAAGTGGGCCCATTATTAATAATTGTGGTTACAATTCCTGCACAAACAGTAATTGCGGAGACGACATTAGAGCAACCATTAATGTTTGTATTAGACCCAACAACAGGATCATCTGCTAAAGTTAAATCTTTAATTTGAGGAAAACTAGATCCTACACTTTGATATGATTTTGGAAGGGGTGCATTATTAATTACATATCTTGCAATTTGTGCTGCAGTTGTAATGGCAACAATTGTGGCATCTTTTACAGAATATCCATTTATATCATTTCCTGTAATATGAATTAATGAAGGTCCATTATAATAAGATAGTCCGGCACCAACAGACCTAGAGTTTCCACCTCTCGTAATATCATAGGTAATCGCTTTAAGAATACTCTTAATGTCATCTTTACAATTTACGGGATCGGTTGCAATTCCCGAAGAATTAACAATAGTAAATGCCGGACTCTTATAGTCTGTACTTGTTAAAAATCCAATAGTTTCATTTGCAATAAAATCTAGATTAAGTCTTATAAGATTTGCCGCATCAAAGAATCTACCACCTATGATGCCTCCAGATGTATCAACTCCAACGGTAGTTAAGACATTTCTAGGGACCTGATATTGCTCTGATCTAAATCCAACATTTTCATCTGTATCGTATATTGCTCCACCATCAAAGAAAACATCTTTTTCTTTGAATTGAATGTCTCTTCTTGGATTATTTGTACCGAATCCAACAGATCCTATTCCAGTCGTTGTAATTACTGTTCCTGCCGTGCCAACTTGAAGAGTTGTTTGAAGAGTCGTGGCACTATCAACATTTAAAGTTCCATCAACATCTAAGTTTGCCTGAACATTTACTAAATTAGTTGCAGAATCAAGAATTAGGTTTCCAGTTCTAGTATTAATGTCTGCTGCTCCTGCAGATCCAATTGTTACCTCACTAATATAGGCATTCGTAAATGCTGTTGAATTATTACCCAAATAAGCACTTTTATCGGCATCAGGAATTATTCCAGTATTTACCTGAACCTGACCTACTAAAGTTGATGTTGAATCTACATTTAAAGTTCCGTCAACATCTAAGTTTGCCTGAACATTTACTAAATTAGTTGCGGCATTAAGATTTAAGTTTCCGGTTGCAGTATCAATAGTATTATCATTAGCACCATCGGCAATTCTAATTTCACCGATATGTGCATCAGAAAATGGTAATGCCGCAGTTCCTAGATATGCCGCTTCATCAGAGATTGGTACAATACCAGTATCAACGGTTACTAGTCCTCTTAATCTTGAATCTAAATCAACATTTAAAGTTCCGTCAACATCCAAGTTTGCCTGAACACTTACTAATTCAGTTGCTGCATCAAGAATTAAATCTCCGGTTGCAGTATCAATAGTATTATCATTAGCACCATTGGCAATTCTAATCTCCCCAATATGTGCATCAGAAAATGGTAATGCCGCAGTTCCCAGATATGCCCCTTCATCGGAGTCTGGTACAATACCAGTATCAACGGTTACTAGTCCTCTTAATCTTGAATCTAGATCAACATTTAAAGTTGAATCAAAATCAACCGCACCTGTTGCGTGAAGAGTCCCTGTTATATCTAAAGTTGATACTGGACTACTATTTTGAATACCAACTTTGGACATTCTATAAATGTCTGATCCAGATAGAGACCATCTATCGGAAATAACTATATTGGTAAAACTTGTGTTAACTCCAATAGTAGCTGATACAAGATTATCGGGATCAGTACCATCAAGAAAATTTAAATTAGCAACTGTTCCTTGAAAGACATTTTCATCATATATTCCAATTGTTTGTAATGGAGTTCCTATTCCAGAAATATCTCCCCAAAAAACACTAGATCCATCACTTAAAAGAACTTGACCTGATGTGCCTTTGTTTGCAAATTTGTCTTGAAGAGCCCCCTTAAGGCGTATATCTTGCTCAAAGGTGCTGATACCTAAAAATAACGCACTTCCATTTACGGTAAGATTTGATGTTGGAGTAGTCGTACCAATTCCAACTTTATCATATACAATTAAATTATCGGCAAGTAAATTAATTAAGTCTTGAGGTGGTTTATAAGTTTCACTAAACTCAATATCAGGTTCAGTTACAAATTCTAGTTCTTGTGAAACAAAATACTTTTTAGCGTAGGTGAAAGTACTGAATGCTGTCATTTCTTTAAGTTACTTTTTTGTCGTAGTGATAACCAGCAATTGACCTTTCAGAATTATCTCCGGGATAATCTTCTATGTCTCCTTCATACTCTGCTATTAATTTTTCAGTATCTATTCTTTCACCAAATATATGGTAAAAACAATATATAGGGGTTTTTTCTTTTGATTCCAATATAATTTCAGTACTATCAAGTTTTTTTACAAAAATATCTTGATGAAATTCAATTGGGGTAATGGAAACAGTAATTGTATCAGGATCTACAAGGTTTTCCCAATATTCTGGAAGTTTAATTATATTTTCATTCATTAACTTTCCACGAACATATACTGCCGCTTCGGGCCCTTCAACGCAACTATGAGTTAATCTCCAACCACTTTTAGTTGGGTGAGGAATGTCAAAGTTCTTCTTTGCCGAAAGTTTGTGCTTTCCTTTATTAGAATAAACTTCTCCATCTGCATTAACATTTCTTTTAACATTCACAAATTGATTAACATTCACACTTTTTTTGACATTCACAAATCCATCAGTATTAATATCAGGAGTGGTAGGTTCTTCGGGATTTTTAATTACATTCAAAGTTCCATAAAGATTAGAGGCAGCACCATTTCCCGGATAAACTTCTACACCAGCCCACATTATTGGTGCTTTATTAAAGTTTATTTCTTTACTTAGATAAGTCTTGTCTGCCATTTTATTTCTTATCCAGTATATTTGCCAGTATCACCAGCATAGAAAGCATTTTCAACAATATCATCACCGGCAGGAGATCCTTGAGGGAATATTCTTTCACCTGTAGAAGTTCCCTGTGGAGCAAGACTTCCGGTTTTTGCTATACAATCTGCCTGATTTGATTGAACTACAAATCTAGAACCTGCCTTAATATTTACATTTCTACCTGCGGTCAGATTAATGTTTTCATCGGCATCAATAATTATATTTTTTGCTCTTATTCTTACATCACCATTTCTTTCTGCCGTGATTGTTACATCTCCATTCTTACCGGCAATTACAATATCAACCCCTCCACCGGAATTATTCTGTCCTGCAATAATTTCAATTGACCGATCATTATAAATTTTAAATAATCCATTACCATTACTTAATCCAAATACATTAGTATCTTTATCATCAGTAATTCCATAGAAACTATAGATGTCAGATCCACCTAAACCTAATTGTTGGTCCCTAACATCTAGACCAAAATTAGGTCCAAGTTTCCAATAATTTCTTGCTTGCCAGTTTATTTCTCTAGTCATTTTTATACCACACAGTCAATAACTTGCTTCACTTCACCTTGGAATGAACTTCTAAATCCAAATACAGGTTTTAATCTTGCTCCAGAACCAGTTTGTGTTATGACTTTCAAAACTGGTAAATCTGTAATGTCCGTAATATTTATCGGCGTAATGCTAGAGATTGAACCACCATCAATTACAACATCATATTGATTTCCAAAGTTATCAGTTACAATATCTCCATCTTGATAATTATATCCAGGATTTAGAATTAAAACTTCAGAAATTGTGATGTTCTGTTGGTCCGTAAGTGTGATATCGGCACCAGTACCTCCAGTGCCAGTATCAACACCAGTACCTCCAGTACCAGTATCAGCACCAGTGCCAGTACTAATGATATCGCCAACTTGTGGTTGATTCCCTAGAGTATATCCTTCACCATCGGAATTAATCACAATTGCCGTAACCTGTCCGTTCTCGATGACCGATTGAGCCACGGCACCGTATCCTTTTCCACAATTATCAGTGATTGATACAAATGGTGGATAGGTATAACCAGAACCTCCTGATGTAAGAATTGCACCAATAATGCTTCCAGTACCTTCGCCAATTGACCCAAAGACTGGAAGTGCCGATGCTCCAGAACCACCCCCACCAAAAATATTAATTGATGGAGGATTACATACGGTTGGTGTTCCACCAAAACAATTACTCAATCCACTACCAATAAAGTCAGGGTCACTAATTTCTGGATTTAAGAAATCAAGAGGTCCTATAATACTTTCAATACCAGATAATCCAGATTCTGGGTCAGAAGCAATAGCATTAGCATTATTCGCAAGTTCTAAGATAGCATTTACATCAAATGGTGGAGATTGTGTTGGTCCAGAACCAATCGTCCATTTCTCAACGCCCGGATCGGTTTCTTCTTCTCCGCAGTTGAATGATAGTGGAATGCCAAGAAGACCTTCTGCATTTTGTCTTATACTATCTTTAAGATTAAAATTACTAAAACTTAAGAGTAAAGAAACAGCTCCAAGAACTCCGGACATACCTGCTATAATTAAATCAATAATTCCATTCAATAATCCTCCAAGAAATTGGTCAATAACACAGGATACAAAGTTTGTCACATTTTTTAATATAGCACAAACCATATCACTTATAAGACTTCCAAGACTTTCTATAATACTTGAAATTAAACAAGGAATTAATTTTTGTAATTGTTTTACAGGTTCAATTGTTGCCTTCTGGGATTCTACCCCTGCTAAATGTGCCGTGGATTTACTTTGAGTTGCCGCCTTTGTTGTGGAGTTTACCGTATCATATACTTGTTCGGCACCTTGTTGTAATACAGGTTGCAATTCTTCGTAAGTACTATTCACAACTCCGGAAACTATTTCTGTGGTAATCCCTTGTATTTTTTGAGATATTTGGTCACACAATTCTTCTACTTTAGCGTTAATCCATTCTTGTGCCAGATTTGGAAATGATTTTAGGTCTTGCAAATACTTAATCGCATTTTCAAGTTCTGTGGCAATTTTTTCCATCTTGGAACCTGGTATTGTGGTCCCAAGTTGAAGTGTATCACCAATTACACCAGAATATGCAATTTTATCATTACTATTTGCAACTTGTGGAGGTAAATGAACCGGAGACTCTTGTGCTGATGTTGTCTGCTCGTTTGTTTGATTTTGTTTTAATTTAGATCCATCATTTGTTATTTTACTGGTATATCCGGTAAATGGTTGAAATGGTAATCTAAATTCTTCGTTTGATGCTCCTTCCTTGGTTTTACCAAATACTCCTATAATAACGGGAAGTTGAGCATTATCACCATCCATAAAGAATCCAAAGACCGAATCTCCTGGTGCAACTTTTATACTAGTTCCATAGTTTCCTGCGCCACTGCCATCACTTGTGGATAATAGGACTTGTGCCCAAGGAAGATCATCATTTGATAAATCAGCTTCATTTGTGGGATGATATCCCATAATTCTAACTTTACGTCTATTTCCCCATCCTCCCTTATCAAGTTGGTCTTTTTGAGCACCTTCTGGAGCTACTTGACCAATCCACCAAAGAAACCCATCTCTTCCAATAAAATTAGTTTTAAGTAAAGACTGTTCCATTTATTTTTGTCTAGTATTTGTTCCGTAACGCCCAAATGTATCTCTAATTAAAGTCATAGAAGTATAAGAACCTTCCGTATCAAAGTGGTGGCATAATGCTTTTATCATATATAGACCACTTTGTTCATCATCATATGTTGCTCCGTCTTCTCTGGAAATTTTAGGAAAATTGCAAGTAATAATATCTCCTGCTCTTAGATTGGTATTTGAAGGTACGGTCATACTCAAAGTTTGAGTAAACAAAACATTATATCTCATTATTGCCTGAGACTGATATTTTCCAGGATCTGCATTTTCTTGCTTAGAAACATCTTTTTCTACAGTTCCAACATCTAAAACCTGAGTTATAATTCTTGTCGGCAAATCTCCAAGTTTCTCATTAGAGCTATTTGTAATCTTAGGCAATTCTAAAATCTTTCCTAGGTTTGCAGATTCACCGGCATAATCTTCAAGTTTAAATGTTGATGCATTAAATGTAAAATTAAGAGGATCATAAACTACTCTATAACTAGAATAACTACCCAATCTAAGTTTCTCAATTAGATTTTGATTTCTGTTTGTGGTGTATTGTAAAATCTTAAAATCATTATCTCTCTCATATCCAGTCTGGTTTACATCAGTATAATCATACACAAATTCTTTATCATTAAAAGTTTTTCTTGGAGTTTGTGAAATTAAATTATCAATTGACCTAAAATTAAATCCATCCTGTGTTTGGAAAAATACATATCCTGCCGTTGCATCTTTCTTTGAAGTTTCCGGAACTCCTTTAGATGCCAACCATACTAATACCGTAAATGGTTTTCTAAGATTACCAATAAAACCGTACTTATTTTGAGTCTTATCAATTTTATCAATCTTGTCTGTCTTTAGATATTCCTTAATGATACTTTCCACAGAATCGCTGATTGATTGACTAGTTGGAAATTTCTTAGGAACTCTTATGGTTTCATTTGTGATTGCTTCTCTTGAAACTAGATTAAGTTCAAAGAATTCTCGTTGTGATTCTGAAATAACATTCGTAATACTAGAAACATAAAGATAGTCTTTCTCGTCGGTTGCAAAATCTAGTCCGGGATTTGTGGCAGAATTACCGGCAATTTTCAAAGAAACTCTCTCACCACCTCTTAAAGGAAGACCATTATAAATTGACTGAAATTTTCCCGTTGCATTTCCTTCATTATCCTGTGCCTGAATAGAATCACCGGTATTTCCTACCTGAATCTTTACAGTGATTGTTGGTGAGAAAATATCTTCATAGTAATCAATAGAAACTGTACCAGTTCTAATATCAACCGTTCTCTTTTGGTCGTTGGATTCTAGTATAAGTTCTTCGTAGATTGACTTTTTAATTGACATTATGTGTATGCTAAATCTAGTAGAAGTTTCTTTGTGATAAAACTATTTAACGGATTAATTACAATAGGAATCATCATCGCCCCTCCACCACCAGCAGAGACTTGTGGTTGTGGTGCAGGAGGTTCTTCTTCTATTATAAGAATACTAGGTCCTGCTGGTTGTTGTGCTAATTGCTGAGATGCTTGTCGTCTCTGTTGAGTTCCTGATGATGCTATTTGTGCAGGTGTTGGAGTTGATATTTGTGCTGGTTGTCCTGGAGCCCCGGTTAATTGTTTTCCGATTGAAAGAAGACCAAGATATGGTCTTGGATTAATAGAATCACCACCTCCAGGTCTTACCTCAAAATGAAGATGTATCCCAGTACCAGAACCAGTATTTCCAATTTCACCAATTGTTTGTCCATTATAAGATTGACCCCTTTTCACCAGTACCTTTGCTAAGTGTGCAAAACGATATATTGTGTTTCCCGATTTAATATCAACATAGTTACCATATCCACCACTATATCCTAAAGAAACATCAGAAACCGTACCTGATAGTTTTAATGCAACATAATATCCTGGTCCTGCTGGAGCAATATCAATTCCGTGATGCATTCGGTATTTGCCAGTTGTAGGACTTAATCTCATTCCTCTTTCTGATGTAATTATTCCTGCTGCTCCTCCGGGTTTACCTTTAAATTGGTCTATAACTGATGTTGAAACTGCTGGTGCTGTTTGTGCTGGTCTTGGTGTTGATGGTACTTGCTGTGCTTGTTGAGTGGCACCGGTTTTCACAGATTTAAGTTTTGTTAATCTCTGTTCCCAAGTTCCTTTTGATGCATTTCCACCAGCATATCTATCGTTATAGGTAGAATTTGGACTTCCACCCAATATTGCAGCATTTTTTGGACCTTGAGGAATAGCTCTCCAAGTTGGTGCTAATTTACCAAGAAAATCTTCATCACTTAGTTTGCCAGATTTCCAGGCATCATATGAATGTGAAGTTTTTAAAAAGTGTAAAGTAATTTTATCTTGAACTTCTGGAGTAAACTTTGTATTTGCATTGTAACCAGCTGCTATCGCCCTGTCTAAAATATACGCTGGCATATGTTGATATCGGCCGATAGCACCTTGAGCATTTTGTGCCAACCAACCAATTGTTTTGTCTGTTGCCCTCCCTTGAGTTTTTCCTCTTGACGTATTAAATCCCCCATAAGGGTCGCTCTGACTTGCTTCTCCATCTGCAATAAAATCCAAAACTTTTTTATCTACAGCATCACCAGAAACTGCTCTACCGCTAGAACTACTAGAAGGTTGCTCTTGCATACTTTCATTTTCATATTGAGTTCCAAAAGGTTTTGCGTTTTCTCCACTTACAACTCCTTCTCCAAGAGATGTTGTGAGTAACTTAAATCCTTCATCAAACTGACTTTGCATATCATCAAAAGTACCACCCAAATCTTTCAAGGCACTTTCAACTCTTCCTTTACTATCGGTAAAATCAAAGGTTAGAATATTTTTACCAACGGCACTTAGAAGTTTTCCAAATCCTTTAAACAAATTCACGGTATTATTAAAAAATCCAGTTATAATAGTATAAAGTCTCTGTATTCTAGCAATTAATTCCTGTGCCATCGTGATAATTGATGGCAAATTAGTAAGCAACCAACCAACTAATAGTGTTGACAGGAAGTCCATAATTCTTCCCAGAAATCCTTTGGTACTTGAGGCAATTGCTCTTCCCTGCCTCTTAATTGCACCACCAATACTTGATGCCTCTAAAAGGTCTTCTTTATTTTTTCTTCTTTCCTGTTCTTGTCTTCTTTGAGAAAGTATATAATTTCTTGCTATTGATTCTCTTTTTACTTTTGTTTTTTTCAACATAACCTCGTTGAGGTTTTCACTATTCTTTCTCAGTCCAGAGAATGAATCTTTTATGGACTTAATTCCAGAACGAATATTAAGTAAACTTTTGGATGGTTTTACTGCTACTGCCATCTTATGTCACCACATTATAATTTACTTGTGAGTAGAGCACATAGAAATTATCTGGATTTGATGCTGATATTGATGGAACTTGATTTACCGGACCACCAGTAGGAGCGGCACCTGAGGATTGTTGTTGTGCCGAAGACCCAACTCTTCTATAAATTACATTTGGTGCTGGTGCTGGTGCAGGACCAACATTAACTTGAGTAGAAATCCTATCAGTTTGTGCTGGAAGTGGTCTTATATTTACCTGATTTGATTGAGATGAAACCTGATTACTCTCCTCTGGTGTTATATTGAGTTCTCCATATTGTGGTGCCTGAGTGAAATCAATTGAATCAGCCTGAGTCTTTAAATCACTCATTTGCTGCTCAAATGTTTTATCACTAGCGGCAGTGGTGGCAGCAGGAGCAGGAGTTTGTGTAGATTTTGTAGATGATGGTATTACTGGACTTTGTGCCTTTGATGTTGGTGTTGGTGTTGGTGTTTTAGGTTTATCTGCACCAGTAAGAACATCCGCACCTTTTCCACCAAGATACCAACCTATACCACCACCAATCAAACCTCCCAAAGGTGAAGTAATCCAAGAAACTGGTCCACCCAAAAGACCAATTTTTGCTCCAAGAGCTGCTCCGGACAGTGACCCCGCTACACTACCCCCGGCGCCGGCACCTGCTTGTAGATTTGTTTGTCCCTGAGATTTTCTAATTCCAAATTCTAATGTTCCAAAAATAGCATTAAGTACACCACTTCCTTTTAACCAATTAAGACCTCCACCTTTTGGAGCAGGAGGTCCGCCTCCTTTTGGTGTAGTTGGTGGCACAGTAGGAGGTTTAGCACCAGGAGGTGTTGTTGTTGGAGGAACTATTGTAGTTGCCGGTGGTTTTTGTTTTCCAAGACCAAACAAGGCTGCTCCAGCGCCTTTTAAAAGATTTCCAAGTGCTCCAAAAAATCTACCGACTGTATTCTTAAGCAACCATCCACCAATTTTAAGAGATAATCTAGTAATGGTTCCGGCAATAGCAAGAAATCCACCATTTAATAAGAATAATGTTGCGGCACCAATTCCAAGAGCCTTTAGAACATTATCTCTAATTTCTTCTAATTTTTTACCATTATCTTCGGACAGTGCTCTAAGAGTTTCAATTCCTTGATTCGTTAACCATCCAAGCAATAATGTTCCAAAAAATTGTGCCAATCTACTTAAAATAGATTGTGTTTTTTGTGCAATTGCCTGAACCGGAGCAATTAGTGCATTTTGTATTGCTTTTTCTAGAAGACTTTCTCTACCTGCTCTTAATCCTAATTCTGTTGCTCTTCTTTGCTCTTCGTTTTCTTGCTTTACACGATTCTGTTCTAGAATACTATCGGTGTTGATTGCCTTTGCAACGTTATTTAAGGAGGCATTAAAAACAGTAACTTCACCTCTTAAACTTCCTACTAGTTCTTGAACTCCATTTACGGTTTGGGTCTGAACAAATATTACCTTATTTAAATTAGCAACCTCAGAACTTAAGGTATTAACCTGTTGTTGCACTGAAGTTATTGATGATGATTGAGACTTTACAATTGCTAAGGTCTCTGGGTCTGATTTTCTACTAACCGGAACAAGTGCCCCACCTCCACCAAAAATATTTGATGAGACTCTACTTCTTTGAAATAGTGCCTTTCTTCTTTCCGCAGACAAATAGGACCCAGATATAGGATCTACCCCACTTTGAGCTATTTGTGCTAAATCAGCCATTTGCTTGGTTCTTTAAATTTTCTTCTTCAATATAATTTTGTAGGAGAGTTATATAAATTTCCCTTTCCCAAGGAATCATATCTTCTAGTTCAGTCAAAGAGTATTTATGATGCTGCATCAGAGCAAAGTTTGTCTTATAGTATGACGCAAGATCAGTATGCGCCATACCTACACGAAAAAAGCTGAAAGACCCTCCAATACAACTTCACTTTCCACACCGGTCTTTGGATTTTTAACTTTAATTGTATGAGAAAGTTTAGGCATAGTCTCAAAAAATTTTTCAACTTCTTTGAATTGTTTGGAACTTAACTGCTCTACGAATTCTAATAATTCTTTTTTAGTAGAATCACTTGCTGTCCAAGATTCTTCTTCCGAATAAATTTGATCAATACAAGATATAATCAAATCAAAAGTATCATCAACACTTACACCATCACCAGAATCAAAATTATTCTTGATAAACTCAGTCATAGATGGATATCTCATTCTTAGAGTTAGAGTATCATCTAACTTAATATCACAAGAATGTTTTGGATCAACCTCAACAGTAATCTCATCTAAATTAATACTCATCGGAACCTGAGTCGTTTCATCATCAGGGCAAGTGATTAAAACATCAACACTCTCACCCACAGACTTACCTCTAATATTAAGAAACAAATACTCAATATCAAATGTGGATAGGTCTTCTACTTTAATACCTTTGCTTAAAATGCAATTTGAAATGACATTCTTAACTGCATTTGCAATCTGTTTAGGGTCTTCGCTTTCTAGAGCAATAATCAGAATTTTTTCTTCTTTAACTAGAAAGGGTCTATATCTAATTTTCTTTTTTAATGAAGGAATTTCCAATTCATAAATTGGAGTTGCAATCTTTGGTAAAGGCATAATATCCTATAAAGTTCAGTTAAAATTATTTAGACGACTTAGGCAACTCCAACTGGTCTTGGGTCATCCAATCTACCAGTTCCTAGATTGAGATTTCTATTAATCAATTCATCTCTTCCTGTGGCAAGTCTATTTTGTCTATTTGTTTGATTAGTTGTACTGTTAATTACATTACCTAAGACTTTATTATTATCATTATTTCTTATAAAATCTAAACTTAATGTTCTGCCACAAACATATCTTTCGTAATTAAATGTGGCACTCATTTTTAATATATCAGAACCATTATACTGAACTGGTACTGAATTTAAAGAAAGTGGAAATAGTCCGAAAAAATTATACTCAATTTCTGCATTATAATCTCTATCAAACTTAATAATCTTAGTCATATCACTCTTATAATCTTTTGGATATCTCATTCTAAAATAATATCCGTCTCTGGATGGATTCTCATTAGAACCACTGGCAATAAACTCCATCCAGTGCTCTATGAATTTTAAATTGGTATAATTACTATCAACATAAAACTCCAGACCAATTTCTGTAAAGATTCTGCGATGAGCAATTCTTTCGTTTACTCCAGTATAATTATTGCTAATATCGGCAGTTGCTAGTTGAGTTCCCGGTAGTGATGCCGAAAAACAAAGTAGTCCCGCATCATTAGCAACAAATAATGGGTCAACTCCTCTTATTGCAAGATGTGATAAAAGTGGAGTTGGTAGACCACCAAAGATGACCTGAAAGTGAGAACTCTGAGCCAGATTCGTAAATAGTGGTTTAAAATCAGATATTCTGCGGATACTAGGCATTCTAAATACCTTTTATGAGTCTTATTAGTATAAGTATTTAGATGTCTTATAAAGGAAAATTCAAACCATCATTTCCTGAAAAATATGTTGGAGACCCCACCAACATCATCTATCGGTCTTTATGGGAATTGAAGTTTCTAAAATATTGTGATACGAATGAAAATATTTTAGAGTATGCTTCAGAAGAACTTGCAATTCCATATCGTTCACCGGTAGATGGAAGAATTCATAGATACTTTCCTGATGCTTATATAAAGGTTAAAGAACCAGATGGAAGTACTAAAAAGTATTTGATTGAGATTAAACCATATAAGCAAACGATGCCTCCACCCAAACCTAAGAGGCAGACCAAAGGATACATCTATGAAGCATATGAATATGCCAAAAACCAATCAAAGTGGGAAGCGGCAAGAGAATATTGTAAAGATAAAGGATGGACCTTCAAAGTAATCACGGAACACGAATTAGGTATTTCTAAAAAATGAACCGTATTAAACCTCTACTCAAAAACTTATATGGAACAGAAGATGCCGATGATTTGATGTTGGAAATACTTGATGTATTGAAACAAACAACTACTTCTCCAGAGGCAGGTAAGTTTTATACTTTTGTTTACAGACCGAAGACTCCTCGTGTAAGATATGACGCACATCCTTTTGTTGCCGTTACAAATGTTTATTCTTGGGGATTTACTGGCATTAACTTCCACTGGGGGAGGGGGCGTCAATATACCTTTGAAGAAGTGATTGGACCCCTACATATTGTGGATAAAAATGAGGTTGGTGATTTGAGAAGAATACCTTTTGGACAAATCAAGATAAATAACTAAAAAA